CACCGTTGCTAAGCCTGGTGCTCAGAACAACGTTGCTAACGCTGGTATCTTTGACCTTGACGTTGACTCCAACGGCAGATGGTCAGTTGAAAAATTCAAGGGACTTATGTTCCAGATTGAAAGAGACGCCAACGCAATCGCACAGGAAACTCGTAGAGGAAAGGGCAACTTCATCATCACTTCTGCTGATGTTGCTTCTGCTCTTGCTATGTCTGGTACTCTAGACTACTCCTCTGGTCTAACTGGTGCTGGTGGTCCTTCCATCGGTGAAGTTGATGACACTGGTAACCTCCTAGTTGGTACTATCAACGGTCGTATTAAGGTCTTCGTTGATCCTTATTCTGCTAACGTTGCTAACAAGCACTACTACGTAGTTGGTTATAAGGGTTCTTCTCCTTATGACGCTGGTCTATTCTACTGCCCATACGTTCCCCTACAGATGGTCAGATCTATTGGTCCAGACACCTTCCAGCCCAAGATTGGATTTAAGACTCGCTACGGCATGGTCGCTAATCCCTTCGTTACACAGGCTAACGGTACTCCTGACGCTGAGACACTTACTGCTGGTCGTAACCAGTACTATCGTCGTGTTCAGGTTGCTAACCTCATGTGATTTAAGTCACGATATCAAATCAAGGGGAACCGAAAGGTTCCCCTTTTTTATTAAATAGGTATACTTAAGGGATATCAAGGTTAATAGTATGAATGGAAGACTATCAAAAGTAGATATGACTGCAAGGATAATGGATATTAAAAATGGTATTCATGAAAAAATTTGGTATCCTGATTGGGATGATAAAGAAAGATGGGCAGCACAACTAGCACTAAATAATGTATTAGACGTACTTAATGAGTACCATTATTAAAGGTAATGCTGCAAAAATTAATGCTCTATGTTTCACCCATTGCTGCAACAGTTACTACAATTGCTGTAATATCTTTTAATGTTAAAAAGAAAAGAAGTGTAGAGATAACTGATGAGGAATTACAAATTGAATGGGGGAATGGGGCACCCTCCTCATATAAACATAAATAGAATATAGCTTAGGAAGTTGACATGGTTGCCAATTGGTATAAGGAACAACCAACAAATAGAAATTTTCTTACGCCTGTAGGATTCAAGTTAAGTCTTGAATTATTTCCAGGTGTAGATTTCTTTTGCCAAACTGCCAATATTCCTGAACTCTCCATGCCATTTACAACTGTACCTACACCGTACAGAAATGTTCCTATAGCAGCAAGTGGTGGAGTTGACTTTGGTGACTTACAAGTAAGATTTATTGTAGACGAAGACTTAGTAAACTATAAAGCAATACATGATTGGATAAGAAAGTTTGGATTATCTGAAGGAAGAGCAGATGAAAAAGATCAATACTCTACTGCCATCCTTGAAGTTTTAACATCACACAACAACACAAACCATATTGTTGAGTTTGTCAGAATTTTTCCAGTATCTATTACTGGTGTTCCTTTTGATGCTACAACTACGGACATTGATTATTTCACCGCAGATGTAACATTTAAGTATGAAACATATGAGATCAGAACTCTAGATAAACAACCAGCTATTTCAACCCAATCACTAAACGTAACTCTAACTAGTGATGCAACTGGAGTTTTAAATCCTGGTGAACCATTTACATTAACATATACTTCAACTGGAGCATCATCACTATCCATAAACAATGGTGTTGGTGATGTTGAATTGCGTGCTGGTGCTGTTCCGTTAAATGCAACTGGTGCTTTAGATTATGCAACTGTAGTTGATGAGTTTACAAACACAGTAACTTATACCATTACTGCAACTGCTTCTGATGGTTCTACTGATACAGCATCAGTGACATTATCATTGAAACAACCAATCACCAGTGCAAATAGAATTTGCATTGCTGTATGTGATGAAAACTTAGGTTCTCAAACTTTTGCAGGAATGGAATCTAAATGGGTTGCGTTTAGAACTAACTGGCCAGATAGACACGTATATCTATTACAACCCAATCTCACTAGTAGTACTAGTGCTCCAATCCGTGCAGACAGTATTAACACTTTGCATGTCCCACCATCCTTCTTGGAAGCAGCAGATCCAGACAAATTTGATCTCTAAATATTTAAAAACCAATGACAGTATTAAATCCTATTGATGTAGGTACAGGATATCAACCGTTCCTATCACATTATGCTCCCGTTTCTGGTGCAGCATATCTTACTGACTGGTCATTTGGTGGTGGTGGAAATTATATTAGACCATGGACAAGTTTCTCACAACGTCTTGTAGAAGCAACTTGGTCTCTTGGTCCTTTTGGAATGCGACTGGGTGGAAATATCTCAGGCAGAATTATGATAAGCACAGAGTATCCAAGTTTAGGAGAACTGGCATATTGTGATCAACCATGGTATGGATTTGATGATGGTCCTAGTGGATATCCATCCAAAGCAGAATGGTTTGGAAGTGTTGTTAAAACTGTAATTCAAGCAAGAGATTTGAATACAGAGGGTCATCCAATGATTCATGTTGAAGTTGCTGTACTAGATCCAACAGATCCTGCGGAAAGGTATACTCCTCCAAGTTGGTGGGATACTTTTTCTTATACTTTCAGAACAATGGGTGGAATTATTCCAAATAATATGGGGTGGATGACTGGCAACCCATGGCCACAACCTCCCAATGATGATGATACTACTGGAAATACCACTCCTCCCGTATCAGATATGGCAGAAGCAGTTGCTAACTGGGCAGCAGATATGATTAACAGTTTTGGTGGAATGCTTGCATCTGAATATCAACTTACTGTAGGAGAACCTTTAAATAGTGTTGGAGATTTTGTCCAGAGTGTAATGAATGGAATTGAAGCTGGACAAATGGGAGTAAATGAACACATTGAGCATAACAGAACTCCACCAGATTCAAATGGTGATTTTGCTCAAATACCAGGAGAACTAAACACAAATCCAAGAGATTTAAATCTGCGTGATGGTCTCCAACAAGATTATGCTGTAAATTTAGGAGATGGATCTGGTCTAACTCAAGCGTTTGGTGATGTGACAACACCAAATGGTGTAGATTCTGGTAAGTTAAATATAGCATTAGTCAATCAAGGATTAGATACAACTAGAAATTGGTATGGTGTTGCAAATCAAGGAAAAGGAACAACAGCATTTTATATTCATGGAAGAACAATTTTCAATGAAGGAAATTCTGGAGGCAATCCTTATGCTGCACCAAACCCAACAATTGATAGTGATGGAAATTTAAGAGTTTATGATACTTATGAATTCCAAGATAGTTGGTTGAATTTTGTTGGCGACTGGGTTAGCACCTTTGCTCCTGATGCTGGTCAAGAATTAAATGCTTTCTTTGATACATCACCAGGATTTCACACCGCTCCATCACTCAGTGATGCTGGAGCAACAAGGGTAACAAATGAAGGTGGCACTCCAGGTAATAGCAATATCAGTTCTTTGTCAAACACATATATTGGAGTTGTAGTAACACCACATAATTTAAATCAATCAAATCCAACTCTTTATAACAATCTAAAAAACAACGGTTATTATGACCACGTAGATCCATCATTACTACCATGACTTCAGTAACTCCTACCGCTCAAAATAGAGAAACATTCAAAAATCTTCTAAGAGAAAATAAAAATTTATTTTCTTCTCCACTTCTACATTCAAGATTTGGAGAGATTTCAGGTATGCTGAATTCTTATCATAATAGTTTGACAGCAGCAGATGAACTTAATGTAGTTCTTTTTGATTACAATGAAACTGTAGACATTTCTAATGCTACCGATTTAATCTATATACCTGCTCAGGAAAATGATGTTGTTAATTTACAGAATGGATCTACAACAAAAGAAGTTAAAGTTTTAAGCACTGGAGTTGAAGTTAACTCAACTAGTTATGGATTAGGATCTGCGTTTGTACTAGGTGATAGAAAGTTTACTGTTTATGGTTTAGGAGGAGCTTTACTAAACGGAGAAGATTCTTCAACATATACATTAACTCCAAGTACAACAGCAGTTAATGAAGGAGATACAATCACATTTACATTAACAACAACCAATGTGCCAGATGGTACTATGGTTAATTATTCTGCGTTTTTAGATGAAGTAGATGCAGCTGACTTTACTCCCAATGGTGCAGAGACAGGAAGTTTTACTGTTACCAATAACACAGGAACTTTCAATCTAACAATCAGTGAAGATTATTCACCTCAGGGACATGAAGGAACAGAAACCTTTATTGTTAATATTGAAGACCCAAGCGACAATACAGTACTTGCATCATCACCATCCATAACAATTACAGATAGTTCTTTTGCTACCTTCAGTGTTTCTGGTGCAGTTGCATCCGCTCCAATAACTAGTGGTATCATTACTAAATTATTACATCAATCCAGCGGACAGGGATATTTTGTTGGAGATCAAGTAACACTAGAAAAGAGTCACCTCACACCTGGTACTCCTGGTTCTGGTGCATTGATTGAAATTACCGAAGTAGATGATGGTGCTACTGGTGGTATTGGTGCAGTTACTAAGTTTAAAATTATTAGCGGAGGTCAAGATTTTGTAGTAGGTGATACTAACAATTCTAATGATTATTGGAAAGCAGTTGGTCCTGCAACACACAGTGGTCAAAACTCAAAAACCTTTAGAGTTTGGGTAACCGAAGTTGCATCAGCAATTTCTGAGAATGATACTGTCACATATACAGTTGATACTACAAACGTTCCAGATGGTCAGATATTATATTGGAAAATTGTATCTGGTACTGGAGTTAATGTTTCTGCTAGTTCTGGCAACTTTACCATTAATAACAACCAAGGAACATTTGATCTTACTTGCCCACAAGATTTAACTGATTCTACAACAACAGCATCTCAAGAAGGTGATAGCAGTGGAACTGAAGCTGTATATGGTAGTAATCTTATCACGATAGAATTATATCCTGATATGGCAAATCAGATAGTTGTGGCGTCTATTTCAACTACAGTATTCAATACACCATTTACGATTACATTAACACCAACTGCTACAAGCGTCAATGAATCTTCTGCTACGCAAGATTCTACTGTAGTGTTAAATGTTCAAACTACAGGTATTCCAGATGGTCAAGTTTTATCCGCAAGGATTGCTGGCGGTCCTGAATTAACATTTGGTGGAACAGGAGCTGTATGGACAGATTACTCTGGACCTCCTGGAATTGATGGTGGAGATTTCCCAAGTCAAGATGGATCTTCTACAATCAATAGTGACTCAGGTGTTCTAACTGTTCCCATCAATAGAGATGGTAGAACAGAAGGGAATGAAACATTTAGAATTGAGATCACAAATTCAGCAGGAAATGTTGTCGCTACATCTCCAGATATTACAATCAATGATACATCTTACGTTGGTATGAATAAGGACAACAAAACGTTTGGTCCAATTCATGTTATTCGTGATGGTGGTGATGTAAATAACACCTCAGACTGGTATACTTTATGTGGGCTTGACGTTGTTCCAGACGGTGCTAAAATTGCTATATTTATTGATGGTTCTGGTAGTATGACTATGAGTACTGTTCAAGCTTCTTATGATAAACTAGCAGATAAACTTAATGAAAGGGGTATCTCTTTTATTACAGTAACAAACTCCAATGAAGATTGGATCACACCCTTTGATATTGAATTAAACTAAAGTATGAATTTTGAAACTCTTCGTAATAAATTTGAAAAACTAAAAGAGGATTGGGCAGAAGATAGTCATGTAGATTTTCAGTTTAAGAATAAACAATACACTGCTGACTTAGGTCAACTTGCACTTGACATCCCTTTCCAACACAATAAATACTTATGCCACTACACGGATATCTCTCAAATTAAAACTTCACTAGAATTTGAAATTCGCAAAATGGTTAAAGAAAAGCGTGAGTACTACGGAGGAGAAGCTGACGCACAGACCTATGCAAAGAAACCATTTGGCAACAGTATTAAAACATCTGAAAAGATGAAAGTTTATCTAGAGTCTGATGAGGAAATCATTAACCTAGAAGCAAAGATCAAATATCTAGACCAGATGCTTTACTGGTTAGATCAGGTCATGAAACAAATTTCTAATAGAGGTTTTCAAGTTAAGAGTGCCATTGAGTGGGAGAAATTTATCAATGGACAGTAATGACACAACTCTCAGTACAAAAGAAAAATGAGGTCTATGTTAGGATTACTACTAAAGAACCACACGTTCACCATGAGTTAGCAGATTACTTTTCATTTGAAGTACCAGAAGCAAAGTTCTTAAAAAGAAATCCTAGGTATAAGTATTGGGATGGAACTATCCATCTATACTCACCTGCCACTGGTGAACTGTATCATGGTTTGATGAACCACTTACACACGTGGGCAGACGAAAGACAATACCAGATATCCTACGAGAAGGATGCCTGGTATGGTGATATCCACGAGGAGAATGATTTTGTTTCTCCCCGTGGTGTTAAATTGTTTATGGATAAAATCTGTAATATCAAACCACGTGATTACCAATACAAAGCAGTGTATGAGGCAATCAAAAATAACCGTAAGTTATTGCTTTCTCCTACTGGCAGTGGAAAATCTTTGATGATCTACTCTCTCGTCAGATACTATGCTGCCACCAACAAGAAGATACTTATAATCGTCCCAACTACATCCCTTGTGGAGCAAATGGTCAATGACTTTATTGACTACGGATGGAACGCCGACGATTTTATTCATAAGATCTATGGTGGTAAGGATAAGAATACTGATAAAAATATTATTATATCTACTTGGCAATCTATCTACAAGTTTCCCAAGAGATACTTTGATGACATTGATTGTGTCATTGGAGACGAGGCACATCTATTTAAGAGTAAATCCCTCACTGGGATTATGACTAAGTTACATAACGCAAAGTATCGCTTTGGTTTTACTGGAACTTTAGATGGGTCCAAGACTCATAAGTGGGTGTTAGAAGGTTTATTTGGTTCTTGTGATAGGGTAACAAAAACTGATGACCTAATCAAGTCTGGATACCTATCACGTTTTAGAATCAAGATATTATTATGTCAACACGCACCTCAGCATTTTGAATCTTACCACGATGAAATAGATTATCTGGTTGAGCATAAGGGTAGAAATAACCTCATCAAAAATTTGGTCAAAGACCTTGATGGCAATACGCTTGTGCTCTTCAACTACATTGAGAAGCACGGCGAACCTTTGCATGAGTTGATAAATAATACAGTAGAAGAAGATCGCAAGGTTTTCTTTGTACATGGCGGCACCGAAGTTGAAGATCGTGAAGAAGTTCGTTTAATTACCGAACAAGAAGATAATGCAATTATTGTAGCATCCTATGGAACATTTTCAACAGGGATTAACATTAAAAGATTACACAATATTATCTTTGCTTCTCCTAGTAAGTCTCGTATCCGTAACCTCCAATCCATCGGACGTGTTCTCAGAAAAGGAGAGGGGAAGGACATAGCAACGTTATACGATATTGCTGATAATATTGGTGGACAAAATTATACACTTAAACATTTAAACGAAAGAGTTAACATTTATAATGAAGAGAACTTCAAGTATGAAGTTATCAAAGTCAACCTAAGAGCAAACTAATATGGAGGATAAAAAACCAAAAAACGTGGAAGATGATTTTATTGCTACAATTAAATTAATTACTGGTGAGGAACTTATCTCATCAGTCTCATATATGCCAGATGATGACAGTCTAGTTCTAGAAGGTCCAATGGTAGTGAGTAGAGTTGATTCGCAACAAAAAGATGTTCGCATTAATGGTTTTGCTCTACAAGAATGGATGGCGTCTACATTTGATCAAATGTTTGTCTTACCTAAGGCACATGTAATTACCATGACTGAAATTGAAGACGTACAGATTCAACAGTTTTATAAAGAATGTGTACATAGACATGCTACTCAGGTAGAAATGTTTAGAGATACATTTGAACCAAAAAAGTTTAACCGCAACATGGGTAGATTAGGATCTACAAAAGAAACGAGAAAGAGCTTAGAAGACTTATTTAATAAAAGCTAGAACCTTCCGTTGAACCCTTACAGAGTTAGTCTACTGCGTTTGTCATCCGTTGTCAACCCCCTTGACAATGTGCCTGTTGTCACCTATACTGAAAATAACAGAAATGCCTAGGATGAGAAAAAAGACTGAATATTACGTCAACAATAAGGAATTTCTAGAAGCGATTACTGTCTATCGTAATGCTGTTATAAAAGCACGTGAGGCAGAGGATCCCCGACCTCGTGTACCAAATTACATTGGTGAGTGCTTCTTGAAGATTGCTACACACTTATCATACAAACCAAACTTTGTCAACTACATGTTCCGTGAGGACATGATCTGTGACGGCATTGAAAACTGCCTCCAGTATATTGACAACTTTGACCCAGAAAAATCCAAGAACCCATTTGCTTATTT